TGTACTTCGGTACTGGCCTTTTGTCTGACTCTAACGAAGTTAAGGTTCTTGACATGGGTGACTTGGATGGCTCACAAAATGTGCGTATTATCATGCGCTTTACGGCTGGTATTCAGTACGGCTTCGGTTCTGAGGTAGTTTACTACTCTTAATCGTTATTGTTGATTAACCACAAGGGGGGTGTGGGATATTCCCCGCCCCCTTTTTTAATTCTTAGATAAAATGGCGTGTGATTTAACTGCTGGCCGCAAAGTTCCTTGTAAGGATGTTGTAGGCGGTATCAAAAAAGTTTGGTTTGTAGACTATGGTGACTTGGGAGCAGTTACCATTGCAACCAGTGCTAGTGGCGGTGATGATGAAATTACTGCAATCGGTGGTAGCGGTAATGCTTACCAATATGATGTAAAGGGTGCAAACTCTTTAGAGCAAGCTTTCAATGTTAGCCGTGAGAACGGAACTACTTTCTTTGAGCAAACTTTGAGCTTGACTTTGACTAAGTTGAGCAAAGAGGATAACAAAGAGCTGAAGCTTATTGCTTATGGACGGCCTCATGTCTTTGTTCAGGATTACAACGGAAATACTTTCGCTTGTGGTTTAGAGCATGGCATGGAAGTTACTGGAGGTACTATTGTAACTGGCTCTGCTATGGGTGACCTTTCAGGTTATACCCTTACTTTGACTGGTAATGAAGTTTTGCCAGCTAACTTTATGGAATTGTCAGGGGCAACTTTGGATGACCCATTCGGTTCCTCTTCTATTGTTATTGTTGAGGGTTCTAACTCCTAAGCGAAGTAACATATCTGCTGGAAGAGCCTCCCTAACGGGGGGCTTTTTCTTTGGAAAAAATAACAAAAGCACAAAGGCGAGTTATTTAGTCAGAATTTAAGATATGCACATACTTAAACCAATAGCTACGGAGCAGAGCATTACGATAGTGCCTCGCTCTTATGTGTATTCTAGTGAAGACCTAAACCTCTACTTTGAACGAGTAGCTTTGGATGGGGGAATACTAGAGTCAGGTTCTTGCGTTCAGGCAGCTCTAAATGTGTTAGATGGTCTGACTATCTACCTAACCAATGAAGACACCAATACAACGGCTACAATTAGCCCTACGGTGACTGAGAGTGCTGGATATATGAGCCTAGCCTATACCTATGATGTAGATGAGGCTACTTTTTATGTTATTAAAGTGGTTTTAGGTAGTCAGGTAATTTATCGGGGTCGTGTATATTGCACTTCACAAACCGACCTAAAGCAGTACACGGTGAATGAGAATGAATATGTAACTGAGAATAGTTACGACAATGAATTTATAGTATTATGAGCAATATCAGAGTAGTAAACCTAAGCTCTTATACTGCCCCAGCCGTTAAGGAGGTTCAGGGCAAAGAATGGGTAGAATATGGGGAGGACAATAGCTATTTCCAGTACCTCATTGACCGATATAACGGGTCAGCTACCAATAATGCCGTTATCAATGGCATCGTAGAGCTTTTGTATGGTCGTGGCTTGGATGCTACGGACTCAAATAGAAAGCCTGACGAGTATGCTCAGATGAAAGCCCTTTTCTCAAAGAATTGCCTACGCAGAATTTTGAGCGACTATAAAATGATGGGCCAGTGTGCTATTCAGGTTATCTATTCTCAAGACCGCACCACTATCGTTCAGGTAGACCATTTGCCTATTGAAACCCTACGAGCTGAGAAATGCAATGAAGAGGGAGAGATAGAGGCTTATTACTATGCTAAGGACTGGAAAGAGGTAACTGCACGGAAAGAAACACCGCTGCGTATTCCAGCTTTTGGGTATAGTGAGGAAGCTATTGAGGTATTGTATGTGAAGCCTTACCGCGCTGGGTATTATTACTACTCCCCAGTTGACTATCAGGGAGGTCTACAATATGCCGAGCTGGAAGAAGAGGTAGCCAACTACCATATCAATAACATCCAAAACGGCCTAGCCCCCTCTATGCTCCTGAATATGAATAACGGAGTACCAACGGAGGAAGAGCGTAACCTTATTGAGGCTCGTATTGCTGAGAAATTTAGCGGAAGCTCAAATGCTGGTCGTTTCATCTTGGCGTTTAATGATAACAAGGAGCTTGCAGCTACGATTGAGCCAGTGCAGCTTTCAGATGCCTCTGACCAATACCAGTTTTTAGCTGATGAGTCAATGCGTAAGCTTATGATTGCCCACCGCGTTACCTCACCGATGCTCTTAGGTATTAAGGACAATAGCGGGCTGGGTAATAATGCCAATGAGCTAGAAACTGCCTCAGCTCTTTTTGAGAACACGGTAATTGAGCCGATGCAAGAGGTGGTTATTGATGCCCTCAATGAGATTTTGGCCTATAACGATATTTCACTCAACCTATACTTTAAGACCCTCCGACCACTAGAGTTCAGCAAGATGAAGGTGGGAGATGCTGAGGTGATTGAAGAGGAAACTGGCGTAAAGGTCAAAGACCAAAAGCGTTTCAGCAAACAAGAGGAAGAGCTTAAAATCCGCATTGCAGAGAGCTTAATTGCTATGGGTGAGGATATAGATGAAGAGTGGGAGCTTATTGATGAGCGACCCGTTGACTATGAGCGCGAAGATGTGCATGATGCCCTTTGGAGTTTTGCTAGTGTGATTAAGTCAGACCCAGCAAAGACCTCTGAGCAAGACACTAGCATTATTAAAGTGCGCTACAAATATGCCAGCACTGGGCAAGCTAAAGGTGAGAGCCGTGACTTCTGCTCTATGATGGAGCGAGCTAATAGAGTTTACCGCAAGGAGGATATTGAGGATGCTGGAGCAGTGAACGCTGGCTTTGGCCCGAATGGGTCTGCCACCTATGACATTTGGTTTTATAAGGGTGGGCCGTTCTGCCAGCACTACTGGGTACGCCAAACTTATTTGAGAAAGAATAACAAGCGTATTGGAGTTGCTGAAGCCCAAAGAATGATTACTGCCCTTGACCCTAGCTTGCGTTCAGAGGCACGGATTGAGCGCAACCCTACGGAAGTTGCAATGGCTCCGAGAGATATGCAAGATTACGGATATTTAAACCCCCCAGCTTGGCTGAAATAATATGGCAACGGCATTATTTGTAAAAAGAGAGGATGTGGTACGCAATACCGCCATGAGTGGTAATGTGGACACTGATAAGTTTATCCAGTTTATTAAGATTGCTCAGGAGATACACATTCAAAATTTCTTGGGTACTGAGTTGTATAACAAGATTTCAAACGACATTCTGACCAGCAGCCTGAGTGGGGATTACCTTACTTTGGTTACGAGCTATGTCCAGCCCATGCTGATTCACTTCGCAATGGTGGAGTATCTGCCCTTCGCAGCTTATACCATTGCCAACAAGGGGGTTTACAAGCATAGCAGTGAAAATTCAGACAATGTAGACAAGGAAGAGGTAGATTTTCTAATTGCCAAAGAGCAGAAGATTGCCGATTACTACACACGGAGGTTTATTGACTACATGAGCTTTCACGCCTCTACGAAGTTCCCTGAATACTATACAAATACAAACGAAGATGTCTACCCTGACAAAGACTCGTACTTCAGCAGCTGGGTATTGTAAAAAGGCGTATAGGCCAAAAGATAACAATATCCTGAAACTAAAGTTATTTCTAAAGAAAGAAGCAAAAGATGAGTAATTTAATTGACTGGGGAGCTATTTACTGCGAGAGCTGGTGGGGAGATGTAGACCAAACTACACTTTCCATTCAGAACCTTGCTGCCCCAGCTTGCTTTGCTCCTTCCAACAAAATTGCTGAAGAATTTAGAGATAGAGTAGAAGCTGATGGAGGCACTTTAGAGGGCTATTATTGCTTAGTTGCAGCTATTCAAGACTTGGGTGAAGACAACTACCCTGAGGTTTGGGACACATTTATTTTACGCATGACAAATGACGGGGCTACCATAGATGGAGAACAATGCCTCATTGAACAATTAAACAATTTGAACTGATGAGTTTCTTTGATGATGCATCACTCGTAATGATTCCGAGTGGCTATAAAGACCAAAAAGTATATAGTGTTAAACCGATTGATGGTTCGGGAGATTTGACATTCAGCCGCGCCTCTAACGCGACCCGTGTCAATAGTTCGGGTTTGGTGGAGAAAGTTCGTACGAATCTTATTACTTACTCGGAGGATTTCGGCAACGCTGCTTGG